TTGAGAATCGCATCTAAGTGTTACTTACTAGATGCGGTTCTCGGTTCTCGCCTTAATAAAGTCTTATTTTAATTCGATCCGATTCAACATCTCCGCGTCGTCGCGCAAATTTGCGCACTCCGACAACTCCGACAAATTGAATATAAAAAGCCAAGAAAAGTAAAGTCAATCATGACAAGACGACAAGGAATCTTTTGGCTGCTTACTATCCCTAAAAATGATTGGAACCCCCGCGAATATGAAGAATGTCAATGGCTCAAAGGTCAATGTGAAAGAGGAGAAGGAGGATATGAACATTGGCAATTTGTCGTCGCGCTCAAGAAGAAAGGAAGCCTGGGCGCCGTCAAACGCTTGTTTGGAAACACCTGTCATGCAGAGCTATCCCGATCAGAAGCCGCAAATGATTACGTTGGAAAAGAAGAAACGCGCATTGAAGGAACCCCTTTTGAATTCGGAGCCAAGCCCATTAGAAGGAACTCCAAAGTGGATTGGGACGCAGTATGGGCCTCCGCCAAGTCCGGAGATGTGGACTCCATCCCTGCGCATGTTAGACTTGTTAGTTATCGGACCATTCGAGCTATTGGCGCAGATTATTCACGAGCAGTCGGAATGGAAAGAGAGTGTTATGTATTCTGGGGTCGAACTGGATCTGGCAAATCACGACGAGCTTGGGACGAAGCGGGATTGGACGCTTATTGCAAGGATCCCCGCACTAAATTCTGGGATGGTTACCAAGTGGAAGAAAATGTTGTTATCGATGAATTTCGAGGAGGAATTGACATCTCCCACTTGCTACGATGGTTGGATCGGTACCCCGTTCGTGTGGAAATTAAAGGCTCCTCAAGACCCCTTGTCGCAAAGAAAATATGGATTACATCCAATATTGGACCCGCAGACTGGTATCCTCTTGTAGATCCTGAAACACTTGCGGCTTTAATGCGAAGATTGATAGTAACGGAGTTTACTTAATAAATATATGCCTAGAAAGAAGAAAGTTCCAGTTAAGAAAGTTGCAACTAGATATGGAGCTGAACATCGTGGATATTGTGGCTACTGTCGGGCAACTTATTGGTCTCGCAATCCAGGTCCTGGCGTTGGTAGGTATACTCGGGGCAAAAGAAGTTATTACAAATCACACGGAAATTCTAAGGGAAGAATCAATCCACCTTCGCTCAAGTATTTTGCAGCTAACGCATATCTCAAGCGTTCCCTCCTCAAATACAGGAAGCCAATGCACCTCCACTGATAGTTGACCTAATAAATAATGACTAAACAGATTTGGCGACATCATGCGCCTATTGCGCTTGCGTATAATTTTTATAAGAAACATGTTGGCAAGAAACAAAAACCTAAGAAGCCTAAAGTTATTAAAATACCACAGGCTTTGGAATATGGTTTTTCCCAAACAGAAACAATGAAATCGAAAACTGAAACTTTGCATGGCAATGATATTACTGGTGGGTTTACTAGTTATAATGGTTTGGTTAGGGCTGGAAAGCCAAAGAAGGGAGTTTTATGGAAAGGGGGTAAAGCTACTTGGTTGGAAGCTATTAATGGTATATCTAAAAATGATGCTGGGGCTCGTGCTGTTCAGCAATTGTTTGACATTGGTACTACTTCTCAATGGTTAATTAGTAGTGGTACTGCAAACCCTCTTTTTGGTACGGGAGAAGGTTGTGTAGCGTATTTTGATCAGAATTCTTATCGTGCTGCCACTGGTTCTCAGTTTTTTCCTACGGCTATTAGACCAGCTACGGACAAATTGTATTTATCTACTGTTGCTGCGAAAGTTCAAGTAGTTAATTTGGCTTCAATTCCTGTTACTGTTCATATATATGCTTGTGTATCTATTAGGGATCATAATTCGAGTCCTCGTGGGGCATGGGTTGAGGGTTTGGATATTGAAAGTCAGAATAAGTCAGGTGTTACTCAACCAGGTCCTGGCGGTATTGCAGGTGGTTCTGCTGGAGGTCTTAATATTACTACTGTTGGTGTTTCTCCAGGTGATAGTCCGTATTTTAAAAAATTGTGGAAGGTTGTGAAAGTTCATCGTTTGAATTTAGCAGCAGCTGCTACTGAAGATTGTCATTTTCATGTGTCTATGAACCAAATTGGTGATGCAGGGAAATTGATTCAGTTGAATCCAGATATGAATCCTAATCCAGCAAGTTGGACAAGTGCAAACATTACTTGTCAATATCCGAGAGGAAGTGTTTCGTTTTTTGCAGTTGTTGTTGGTGCGCCAGTTAAAGATTTTACTACGGATGGTAATCTAGTTTGTACTTTTGGTAGTACTGAAGTTGGTTTTATTATCGAAAAAGTTCATAGATTTAAGTATATGAAGGATAATGCTGCGAGAATGATTACTACTACTGGTTATTCGCAAATACCTGCTAATACTTTATTGGAAAAGCAAGGTTTTGTTACTACGCAAGGTGTTCTTGCTGATATGAATGGAGAGTCCACCAATTTTGCTGGTGGGCTCCGTTGAGAATCGCATCTAAGTGTTACTTACTAGATGCGGTTCTCGGTTCTCGCCTTAATAAAGTCTTATTTTAATTCGATCCGATTCAACATCTCCGCGTCGTCGCGCAAATTTGCGCACTCCGACAACTCCGACAAATTGAATATAAAAAGCCAAGAAAAGTAAAGTCAATCATGACAAGACGACAAGGAATCTTTTGGCTGCTTACTATCCCTAAAAATGATTGGAACCCCCGCGAATATGAAGAATGTCAATGGCTCAAAGGTCAATGTGAAAGAGGAGAAGGAGGATATGAACATTGGCAATTTGTCGTCGCGCTCAAGAAGAAAGGAAGCCTGGGCGCCGTCAAACGCTTGTTTGGAAACACCTGTCATGCAGAGCTATCCCGATCAGAAGCCGCAAATGATTACGTTGGAAAAGAAGAAACGCGCATTGAAGGAACCCCTTTTGAATTCGGAGCCAAGCCCATTAGAAGGAACTCCAAAGTGGATTGGGACGCAGTATGGGCCTCCGCCAAGTCCGGAGATGTGGACTCCATCCCTGCGCATGTTAGACTTGTTAGTTATCGGACCATTCGAGCTATTGGCGCAGATTATTCACGAGCAGTCGGAATGGAAAGAGAGTG